AGTATTAATTTACTCAAAATCGATCCGAAACTCAGATCTTGAGACTGTATTTTTCCCGCCGCCGCCGAGAATCCTTCCGAAACTTGCCGCGCAATTTCATCAGGATTTATACCGGCCTTAATCGCCTCTTGAAGATCTTCCCGTAAAAACTTTGCGTACTGATCTGTATTAATAACGCCCGAGCTAAGCGCCTTAGATAACTGCTCAAACTCGCGCACTTGTTTTTGAATACCGTCAAAACTCGTCAAAGCTTTATTCGCTTTGAAAAGCTCAACCATCGCGTCGCCTGCTTTCTCAACGTCTTTAGCAACGGCCTTTACCGCTGTTTGGTTTTTCTGCAATTCGGAATAGAGCTCTTTCAGACTATTAGAAGTCTTGCTACTTGCCGCGCCGAGCTTGGCAATCGACGCCGAGGCTTGCGGTCCAGCAGAAACACCCGCTTGCTTTTGAAATAAGTTAAAAAGCTGATTGCCGCCCTTTATCGCATCGCCTTCTGCTTTAAGTTTTTTAACTATTCCGAGCGCTTCCCTTAATGAGGGAGCGGCGAGTTTTAGCGCCCCGTCCATGTTTATGAATTTCTGATTGAAAGACTGTAAAGACAAGGACGCGCCGCTAAAGGCGCTTGTAATTGTTTTGAGCGTCCCGTCTAAGCCTAATAGTACGGAGTTTAAAGTTTCCGATCCGCCTATCGCCTTCAATATCTCGTTGGTGGCATTTTTAATTGAAACACCCCAACCAATAACGATATCGCCGCTAGTCCGCGTTGCGCTTCCGAGCTCGTTCGCCTTAACAGTCGCTGCTTCGGTCGCGATAAATACGCCGATAAGCCTTCTTTGAGTCTCGTTCAATTTGTCGGCTGCAATACCCGCACCCGCCGCTATTTCCAGCACCTGCTTGTTAAAGTCTTTTATCCCGAGCTCGGTAGCGACTAGCTCGCCTCGGCCTTTTACTATCGCGTCAACTAAACGCTGGAATCCGGCGCGTGCGTCGCCTCCGGTCGCGTCCGCTATCGTGTCGGCGGCCTTCGCAAAAACTTTTAGCTTCTCCGCATCGAGCCCCCCGATCAATCCGTCGTTAGCTATTTTTAACAAATCTAGCTTAGTGATCGTTCCGTCAGTCGCGGATTGCAAATCATCAAGCAAGACGCTTGCCACCGTCCCCGCTTTTTCCGCGAGTCGGTCGAACGCGTCCTCTACCTGCTTAATCTCGGAACCCTTGACTATCGCCGCGAGTCCACCCGCTACCGCCGCGCCGATCCCCGCAAGAAGTGCGGCTGGATTAATAGCCAGAAGCGAACTAGCCAGTCGATTAAAAGCGCCCGAGCTCCCATCTATCTCAGAAACTAATCCGAGAACCTCCTGGCTCCCCGCTTTAGCCTGCGCTGAGAACTGGGCAATTTTCTTTCCGGTCTGATCAAAAACACGCGACGCCCCCGCATTATCTACGTTAATGCGAATATTTACGTCGTTATCAGATCCGAAGGCCATATGTTATGAATTCACTCTTGCAAAATTACTCAGTCCCGTTGTTTCGTTCGCTTTGTTCCACGTAAGTTTGAATATTTCTTTTACTAGCTCGTCCGCTTTGTGCCTAAGCTGAATTACCTCAAACGTAAGCGCCGAATTAATAGATAAGAGCTCGTCTATTAATTCTTGCGGTCGGCACTGCGAAAGCTTCGCCCTTATCGCCTCTAATCGCCTAAGCGAATTTTCGTCCGTCATCGTTGCCGTTTCGCTCGGCATTTTACCGCCTAGCTCGTGTACGGCATTGATCGCCCGTTGCTCTAAGAGAGCACTTTTTTCAGCTTCTTCGACGCTCGGCCCGAATACCCCGAAGTTTTGCCCTGCTCCTGCGCCTGTTTGTCGCTCCATTTTCTATAGATCTCCTCGATTTGAATATGCTCGTGCGGCTCTTCGTAGAGCTTCAAACTCTTGTGCATACGCCGCAAGATTTCAGGATCTTCGGTGTACGAAAACAAGGCCTTCGCCGTCATGTACTGCGAAATTGCTTGATTCACTTCAAGATCGGTAGCCAATTCCTCAATCGGACACTGCCCGGAAAAGCACATGGGCTCCACTGCAGCCGCTGGATCTGTGTAGAGCTCAAAACATTTAGGGCAAGAAAGATTCGGCTCTCGAATCAAGAGCCAATCTAAACGCTCTCTGACTCGGTTAAGGCCGGTGTCGCTTTTTTTTCGCCACCAATCGCCTCGGTGGACCCTTTATGATACGCGGCTATAAGAGCGCCGAGGATGGAGATCGGAAACTCTCCAATCGCCTCGGCCCCTAGCTCATTGCCCTCGTCGTCAATTAGACCAGTAACAGAAACGCATCGAGAGATGATCGCGTTAATTAGCTCAAATTGCCCCTCGGAAACTACGCCCGTGTCCGTTGAGTTTATTTTCTTAAGCGCCGCCTGATCCTTATAGAGATCGTTTAGCTTAGGCGCTTTGAATTTAAACACTACCAGGCCTTCGCCCTCTTGTGCTAGTTCCACGTTAAAGGAGGTCTTTAGCTTCATTTGTCTTACCTTGTTTTTTTAAATTGCTAGATACCGAGTAGCCCGGTCGTTCGTTACTTCGATGAACGGATAAGTGCTTGGCATCCCAGTAGGATTAGTGCTCGCAACCAAAGCCTGAAACACGACAACGTGCTCGTTCACGCCCGGAGTGCTGAGGTTATATTGAGGATCAGAAACAATCTTCAGGCGAGGGAATAATATTCTAAATTTATAGGTATTACTGGCTAACACTGGCCCCGTGATCAGCAATTCGGCTTTGTACTCAGTACCCGCTTCATAGGCCGTGTACCAAGTGGGCAAATCCAATTCTTTGAGAGTTGCCGTTATTTTCCACGTCAGAGGAGGAGCCCCAGACGATCTAGGAGCCCCGAACCCGGAAGCGTTCCGAATTTCTCCGACCAGCTCCTGCTCGTACGAGTAACTAATTTCAAGGTTCGTAACGTCGACCTTATCACCAGCAACCAGAGCGCCCCCGCCCTGAAGATTCACCATAAAGCGATCCGTAGGCCGCGCTATGATTCGTTGTGCGTTGGCCTGCGTAGTAGTTGCCAAGCTTGCCGCCGTGTTAGTGGTTCCTGAAATTCGGCGACGCGTAGAAAGAAGCGTAGCATTTGCTTTAACGTAATCATTCGGCGCAACCGTGAACCCGAGAGCGGTCGGCGTCGTGTTCAAAAATTCGGCGCACGTCGCAGAATCAAGATGATGAGCAAGCGTTCCCCAATTTAGATTTCTATCGAGATTGAAAAACATGCTGTGCACTTGAGCACCGGAAACAGTAGTAACTACCTCGCGCCCCTGCGCCTGCGCAATCGGGAACATAAACGCGTCGTTGTAGCCCAACGGTCCGCTGATTGTGACTTGAGGATTAGAGGCTCCAACATCGCTTTGATTTTGCATAACGACGCCGCCGCCTACTGGGTTGAGCGAGAGCTCGGTAGGATTATCGCTCTGCTCGAGGCTCTCTAGTTGTAGCTGATCCCCCGTTCCCGCCTGTACTGCCGTATCGAAAACGGTCCCCAGGTCGTAGCCTATAAATGTAGTCGCCCCTGTTCGTGATGGCATAAATTTCCTTAAAAATTAATTAGGTGAGCTTAAACGCTCTAAAACGAAAAACTGTTCGCCACGCATCCACCCCGGCTATTTGCGCCTCGAGTATTTCCGATGGTGCCTCTTGATTATCGTAGTAATCAATCGTGGCGTTCCAGGAATGGGATAGGCCTAGGTGCACTCGGTCAACAACGGTGATCATCGCGTCCCTGGCTTTGCGAAAATTCGCCCCGTCTGAATCTTTGGCAATTGTGTAGCGCACTTCCGCCGCGTAAACGCTAAACTGTTTATTGGCCCCGCCGATTAAAGGCCTATTCGCCGAGCGGGTAAGCACGAATTCGAAAAAATTAAGTTCGCCGCGATAGAATAGCCTGGAATTCTCGCGCTCGCTCGAGTCTGTAAACTCGTACTTGAGCACTTGTTCCGTAATAGCACGCACGCTCGCGTGACTCCAGACCGAAAGATCCCATGCTGCTTCTATCGTTGCAATTGTCATTTTGAAACTACTGCGTAACCATAAACCGGCGCGGCCTTGGCTTCTGCTTTTCCGTCGCCGTCCGTGTCTACTTTTAAATTAGTATCGTTAAGCAACCCCTTATACTTAGCGTCGTACTCCTTCCATCTTATGTAGTGCCGATCATTTATTTGCTGGAATTGAGAAAACGACGCGAGCGAAATCGCTTTGTGCGCTAGCACTTTTCTAAGTCTGGAGAGCTCCCCAATAGAGCTCCACGTCAGTCCCCGCGCTTCGAGCTCCGTTTTGAGCTCTGCTCGAGCATCTGCGAGAAAATCGTCTAGTTGATCTTCTTTTATGTAAGTAAGAATTCCCGGATATACCGCGACAACATCGCCCCTGGTTGTTTCTGGATCTGAGTCGCTACCATCGGGACGCGCCACCTCGAAATATCGGATAACGCTCTGGGCCTGCCCACCTGAAGCCGCGACTAATTTAATGCTTTCCCAGAATCCGAGAGTCGTAGCCGCTCCCGCCGGTGGCGCTATCGGATCTAGGGAATAACTGCATTTAAACGGAGCAACGGTGCTTTGCGTCCATGCACTTTTAGTTTGAAAGGATCCGGTGCCAGAGAGAGAATCGGCTAGGCTCGGCTGATTTGAAAATAGGAAAACGCTCGGGTTTTGGACAGGGAGTGCAAACGGCTCGTTTTCCTGTAAAGGGAAGAACGCTCTATTTATAGACGACCCAAACCAATACTCCACTATCGTTTTCCTTTTTGTTGATCTTCCCGATGAATCGAATTAGCCAAGTCGGAAGCCGTTTTCCGCGCCTGGCTATCGCTCATCTCTTTGCCCATATTGTGCGCGTGTTCTTTGAGCTCTCTTGTGGTTTTCTCCACCGTGTTTCTCATGCGCTGCTCGACGGTAGTCCTAAGAGTTTCGATCCGAATAGGATCGTTTTTCTTGAGCTCTTCAAGTCGGCTCTTGATCTGCTCTCGTATTTTTGTTTCGTCCAACTGCGCGCTCCTTTGCTTCGTCTACCCGTTGATCCATTAGTGATACCTTCTCGGCCTTGAGCTGGTCGAGCTCCTGCCTCATGGAAGTTCTTTCCTGCTCCTGCTCGCAAATCTCGGAGAGCTCCACATAGGGAGTTTGGTTGTCGTCGCGAGGAGCCGAACTTTCGGGCAGAAACCATTTGAAAGGAACCAGCCCCTTCCTAATATAATATCTGACCTTGTTACCATCGGCATGAGTGCCTGATACGTCTAAGATTGATACAGATACGCGCTCCTCACTCAGCCAAACGTCAGGATCTTCTTTTTTTTCTTTCTTCTCGTGAAAATCGACGGTCTCCTTACGCCCGAAAGCGATATAGGGAAAACGTCGCCCAAACTTAAGAGGCTCTACCCAAGTTGAAAGAATTTCTTGAAACATTTTAATATCCCTTTGGTCAAGATGGAGCGCCGAAAGTAAACTCTCGGCGCTCCTCGAACTACTGGCTTATGATGCTACTTAGGCCTGATCGGATGTTACTCTGCACCCGGCCTCGTCGTACCACTCAACTACAGTTGAGAAGATATGCGCCGTCACCTCAGTGAAAAACCCTTGCGATCCGCTCCAATTGACTCGGACATTAGGAGCCGCCGAGTACATGCCGAAAAACGCCCTGTCAGGATTAAACACTAACGCGGTCGCATCTCCGCCGCCCTGCGGCGTTCCGTCAGTCACGAAAATATCGATTCCGGGCAAACTTCCTGCAAAACCGTTCGGTCCTTGAATCCCTGCCAACAGTGAGATCTCGGAGGGTTGAGCAAAATTAGCCGCCGCAGATTGAAACACCTCGCCGCGTATATCAAAAGCCTGCCGATGATTTACCACGGCCATCAGCTTGCGATTACCACCAGCGAGAGCCGCGTCTACGCGCATTTTAGCGCGCAGTAGCCCGATACTAGTGAGTCCCGCCGCTTCTGCTACCAACGTGTTGGTTGAGAAACTTGAGAACAACGTGATTACGTTATCGTCAATCAGTCTAGCAAGCGCCTCGCCGAGCTGCTTGGACAGCACCGGCATATTGGCAGGCGTAAACTGTTCCGCTTCAACCGTGACTTTGTAAACAGAAGCCTGTTTAGTCGCGGTCGCAGTTATTGACGTTTCTGTGTATTCAGAATTTACGCCGTAGGTCCAGTTTGCGGACTCGCTGAGAGCCGAAGCCTCGAGCTTGCCCATCTTTCGCACTTTCTTGACGTTAGTCCCCATCGGGAGATTCTCTTTGTAGATCAGCGGAACCACTACCACCGCTGAAACTAGCGCCAGTCCGGCACCGTCAGAAACTACGTCCGTTGGAATAGCAAAATTTCCTAATTCTGTTTCTTCAGCCATAAAATTACTTCCTTAAAAATTAAATATTATCCTAAGCGCCTGCGATCAGGCCTTTGCGAATTAGTTCGCGAATTAAAGTGCTTAAAACTTGATTAGCCTCGGTAGCCGAAGTGCTCGATCCGTTGTGAGACAATACGGCTTGAGTATTTGTCTGAGTCCAAGTGTTGTAAGAGATGCTCATCAAATCCATTGCCGACCGAGAGCCAAAACCTATGTTACTCCCTAGCGCCCCGGAAATAGAAACGATATCGAAGAGGCTGTCTGCTTTAAATTGTGTGGTCATAAAAGTTTTACCTATTGTTCTGAGCCGTCGCGGCTAATTGTTTAAAAAGTTGTTGTCTTTGTTCCCGAGGGATCTGCGCCCTTTTTTCCTGGCCCATTGCCAAATATTGTTCAGGCGTAATGCCCGAAATATTGGAGCCCTTTTCTCCTGCGTCTTTTCCGCCGCCCTTCGCGGTCGGAAGCGCTGCATAGGCGTGCTCGTTCACCAAGTTGTCGATCCACTCGGGCAGGTCCATGTCATTTCGCGGATTGACAGAGCTCGCCTTTGGCTTGCCGTCATCGCCGCGCACTATGATTTTGCCGTCCTTGTAGTCGAGCTCCTGCCGAGCGAGGAGTTTGACCATTTTCATGGCTTCGGGCTTGAATTTGCTAGATGCTGCACTGGTCGCACGCTCGAAAACTCTCAGATCCTTTAGCTCGTTTTCCGCGCTAACGGCGCGCTGTTCAGCTTCCGTGAGTTTCGATCCGTAGCGTTTATCGTAATCAGATTTGAGGCTCGTTTCGAACTCCTCAAGCTTTTTGGGATCGCCCTTAACCGCGTCGCGCCGAAGAATTTCATTTTCTTCTTTGAACGCCTTGAACGCCTCGGGATCTATTCCGGCAAAGCGTTTTTCGAAGTCCGTAACTTTCGCCTCAAAAGCTTGTGCCCTTGTTTGGATTTTGTCGAATTCTGCCTTCGGAACGGTTTCATCACTCACGGTTTTATTTCCTTACGGATGTTACTAATTATCTCCCGAATCTGCTTGATCGAGAGCGCGAAAAATCTTCGAGGCTTAAGCTTTTTGCCCCCGTAGTCGCCCGTGTTGTGCTTGAGCGCTATTTCTGAATTACTGCCCCCGTCTGGCCTGCCTGCTAGAAAGAAGAGCACGCCTGCAAAACCCTCGGCAGTTTTTTGCACTTTCGACGTTATTGAAGTTAGAAGAGTGCCCGTAATTGTTAGATTCACTTGCGCGGAGTATCCGCGATCAACCCTTTGCGCCTCGTAGCTCGGCGAGTACTGTTTGAAAGGCGCTTCGTCAGCATCGCGCCCCGAGTTAGTCCGAATTAGAATTTCCCCCTTAGCAAATTCGACTTCTCGCGCTAACGCTCTTTCCGTTTGTTGCTGAATTTTTACAGAGATCTTGTTAAGGTCCGGGACCTTGATAGTAATGCTGTTAACCACGGATAGGCGCTAGCCTGTGCCTGCAATTATAGCCGCCCAGATATATCGTAGCGGGTAATCCCTGCCCGTTGTCCCACTCGTCTATCTGATCCCGTGTGTAAGTATTGCCAACTCGCTCCTGGCAAAACGGCCTGATTACTTTATCGTCAGGTCCGACATAAACGAATTTCTCGATTCCGAGCTCGTCTGCTTTGTACAGATTGACGCTCCTGGAAAATCCAGCGAGCCCAGTATTGAGCTCCGTTTCTAGCTTTGCGGAGAATCGTTCTCCGAACGCGTCGTCGAACATTGCTAGATCTAAAGGTTCCCCCGCCATTGTCGCATTTAGCAAAACGCGCTTAGCATCGCCCGTGTACTCGCCCAGAAGCCTCATCGAGCGCTCGGTGTCAAACTCGACCAGCGCTTGAATTATATCGCCGTCAATATCGCTAAAAATCTCGGCTCGGCCCGTGGCCTTAGCTAGCGCGTCGCGAATAATGCGGAGCTCGTTCCCATAAATTTCCTGAATATCTGAAGAGAATTTGCTGAGCCCGGCCTCTATTAGCGCCGCGTCGAGCCGTCCTAAAAGCGTTATCGCTTCCGTAATCGAGCCGCTCCCTGTCTCTAGCTCGCGCACCGCTTTTAAAATTGCGTTGTCAGCGAACTGCTTTAGAGAGTACGCGAATCTACTGATCTGCTGCTCACTCGCCTTGATTCGTTGCGCCGCTCGGGACTGCTCTCCGCTCATTCAAAAGCCCCTGTAAAAGTGTAGTGCGTTGTGTTGCCGCTGGTTCTGGAGTTTTAGTATTCTCCACCACGTCCGCCAATTCTTGCGCCTGTTCAGGATCGAACATTTTGTAGATTAATTTAGTCACTAGCGCTTTAGGAATCTCTTGGTATTTGTCGAATTCGGTTTGCAGTGCGCTGTAAATCATGAGAACGGTTTCTAGTTGCGGCTCGCCGATTTCGCGGTTGAACGAAACCTTGCCCGGCTGTTCTCCAGCCAGAATAGCAAAGTGCTCGAGCGCTCTATTCGAAGCGTTTTCAAGGTCTTCAATTGTCGCCTCTACTAGCTGAGTAGTATTGAGCCGCTCGGCGTTGCTAGCGTCTGCTGATTGAGTTTCCTTTGAGTCAGACGGCAAAGATCTGAGCTGGTTTAGCCCTACCTTGAAGCAAGATTCTAAACTCTGGCCAACTAAACGCTCGAGCCCCGCCGTATCTACTGATTCGATTGCAAAGGCGTCGCCGTTTTCTGGCAAGAAGCTAACGATATACTCAGAAAGCGCCTTGCGCGCTTGTTCGTTATCAACGCCCTTTGCAAAGATTTTCTGATAACCTTGATAATAAGCCACATTATCGAGGCCGCTCCTCAGATTGTAATGCCGGAGCGCTTCCTCCGCCACATCCTTTAGCCAACTCTCGTCTTCCAACAGGACGATAGGTAGCTCGGTCACTCCCGAAACAAGAACCTCTTGCCCTTCTTGCTCAAAATCTGAAGCTGTCCCAACGGTGATCTGCGTATCGTGAAGACCCTTGCCGAGGAGTTTTTTGTATTTGCGAATTCTGTAAGTGCCGCCGCTTAGGTCTCGCACTGCTGTATATAGATAATTTTGAGGCTCTTGCTCCAAGCTATCCCTCGACGCCGTGATCGTGTACTCCTGCCGAGATGCGAGGAGCTCGCCCATAGCGTTAGGGTTGCGCTGCTCGATTGACCAATCAACTAGCTCGAGAGGTTCGATGGCTTCTAAAAACGGCCTAGCGCCTGAAGCCCGCTGGTCCTGCAAACTTTCGATGCCCTCCATGCCGAAAGAGTCGGCGAGCACCGCTACTTTCCCATAAGTTAGATAACTCGCGGCCATGTCATCGCGCAAAAATCTAATTAGAGATCGGCGCTTGCCGTCAATGTTGGGCAAAGCCGCTTGCAGCGCTGAGCCTTCCGCTGCCTCTATTTTTGGAGGTTTCGCGAAAAAATAGGACAACCACAGTGACACGACTATCTCAGTAATATTAAGGTACGACGTCCTGGTTTCTCTGTTACGCCTGAGCTCCCTAGCCGCCGCGTCGCCTGGTTTGAGCTCTATCGCGTGCGGGTATAAATATTCTGCGCTCTTTAGTTTTTTGCGCTCGCCCTTATAGAGCACGCGCCACCGCTCCCAGTCCTCGCGCTGTAACTCGTATTGCGGATGTTTGTAAAATGTTGGCACTTATTCGCCTAAGAGCCGAATCACAATATTTTGGAACGTAGTAGTCCCGGCACCGGTGGCTTCGCACCTAACGCCGATTTTAACGTACGGGAGTAATGAGGTAGCGCCGCTAATTGCCGTTGCTATCGAATTACTTGCCGTAATGTTTGCCGCTGACACTATCGAAACCATCGGGAAAACGCCGCTCGCCACGGTAGGATCTTCAAACGAATGATCAAGAAAGACTTTTAGATTTCCTGTACCGGCGAGCGTCCCGCATTTTGCCATTAGCGCGAAATTCTTGTCTGTGTTCTGCAACGAAAACCAAGAAGTACTTGAAGCACTTCCGAACGCGGAAGCGCTCAAAGTTGAAAGCTCGATAGACCCGAGCTGTTTAGTAAATGCCATTTTAAGTTCCTTAAAGTTGTACGTTCGTGCCGCTTGCGCGTTCACGGTTAGGGTTTTCTAAATCGACCCCCTTAGTATCGGCCCATAAATAATATCCCAACGCCTCCGACCAGTGCGACCAGTCCTCGCCTTTTGGTTTCGCAACGTCCCAAGTGCCCGGTTTCAGCGCCGTTTGAGTTAGCGATCTGATAGTGTTTTTGCAAGTCGGGTTTACTAGCGCGAGTCTGTAAGCAAATAGTGCGTTCATACGCTCAAGCCTGGTTTGCACCCTCGGATTAGCGCGTGCGGCCTTTATCGTCACGTCGTCATATCTCGAGCTCAAATACTGCCGGATTTGATCGTACCCACAATTTGCGGCGAGAACGGATCCGGCATAGCCCGAAGCGTCCCCGTAGACATGGATCGGCGTAGATCTAAATTCCTGCGGCGGGAATTGAGCGATAAACTCAGCGCAGGCTTCTAAGAGCCCCTTCGAATGTCCGGAGCTCTCCGCTAGCGCGTAGTAGCGAGCCACTCGGTCCGAGCCTCGGGAGCTCTCCGCTCGTTTCTGCGCCGCTACCCAAGCAATGGGCGTTTTATTAAAATCAAAACATAACGCAATTGGAACGTAAGTAGTTCCCAACATTCCTCCCACAACGATGTTGCGGCTCTCTCTAAACTCCCAGTGCGCGTTCCCACGCGCAAAGTTTACAAAGAGCCCCCTCAGATAACTTTCTAGTTTTTGAGGATCGTACGAGTAAGTGCGCTCTAGTTTCCCAACGTACCCAGGCGGTAGGTGATAGTTTTCACTAGTTTCTAAAATGATTCTTCTAGCGTTCTTTTCAACATTAAGGCCCTCGGCAAAATTTGCCTCGACCTCCCACCAGTTGAATCCTTCGGGAGTGCCTTCCCCGAAATATTGTAGCCTGTTCGCTTTTGGACACCTGAGCCGCGCCTGGCTTTTGTCGTACGCCTGCCTGTCCCACAGTCCTAGCTCTGTCCCGCTAACGTGCGAGACACTAGGGCCGACCATGCGCTCAAATTCTCGAGCACTTTTGAAAGCAATTTCTTGTTGGGCCTTGTGAAATTCTATTCGAGGTCGCCCGTTCTTGATTATTGTAAAATCGTGCCCCTCGACTAGGTTGAAAACTGTTTGCAGAACTTCCGAGAAAGTCGGGATTAGCGTGTCTTGCACTTGCTGATACGTCGGCGCAATTGACCAAGAGAACCGGCTCTTATCGTTGATCGTGCACATAGCGTAGTGCCACAGTGCTAACCCGTACGTGCCGCCTGAGCCTAGCCCTTTGGTGATCCAGTGTACCCGTTCCGGTGTGTCGTCCTCGAGAACGTCAACTACCCAACCCGGGAACGTGGCTTCTACTTCTACCACACCTAGGCGATTTCTTTAATGACGGGCTTCCGCTCTTCTCTTTTGATTACTATTGTTACGGGCTTAATTCTTTCGGGATCTGTTAGCGCCTCGGCCCTGATTCGCTCTCTCCTCACGCCGTCGTCGTAACGCTCCGGCGCTAGTGATTTGAGGCGAAAGAATATAGCAGTGCTATCGCGCTTCATATGCGCTTCTAAAAGCCTAAGATATTTTTCTTCCAAATCGGCGAATACGAAACTTTCGCGGTCTCTGAATTCCTCTTCTTCGCGCCATCGGCGCAAGGCCTCTCTCGATACGCCGATTTTCTTCAGCGCTTTGCCGGATACGCCAAAGTGTTCAGCTAGCGCCCGCAGGTAATCTTCTTGATTGATAACGATATCCGAGCGTCGTTTCGCTTTTTCTGGCCTTTCGGTCATGTTTCAGATCTTTACTTTTTTAGATCTCGAGGTTCCAGGAACCCTCGGAAAGCGAGCTCCTCCTCTAGATCGTCGTTGATTTCTCTTATCGCTGAGTATACCCAAGATAGAGAACTGCCTAGCTGTTTTGCTATTTCCTCGGCTGATAAATGATGATCGCGATTCCCAATATTTCTGAGCGTCCAGGCGTTGCCGCGCTTTCCAGAGTGATATTTTAGAGTTTTGCGTACTGCGTAGAGCACCCCGGCCCACAAGTCTCTTGGCGATCTGCCGGAGAAGTCCTCGAAAACCGGCCTTGGCCCTCTGTCCGGCTCGAGTAGATTGATGCTTTTTGCGCGTGCTGGATTATTCTCGTTAAGAAAGGAGAGTGCGTGTCCGAGTGAGTGAAAGGGAAAATCGATCACACTTCCTTCAGTGTAATGTTAGAAGGATTATACTTTCCAGTCAAATACTTTCTTCACGTCGTCCCCGAGGTTTAGTTTTTGCTTTCTGTTCGGCGCAATTCCTCGATCTACGTGCTCTCGTACCGCCGACACTAACCCGCTAGCGTTAGCATTTGAAAGAATTTCAGCGCACCACGAGAAACTGTAAGTTTCTTCAGAGTTGCTGAAAATCCAGGCTTTTGCCAGTTTTTGATCTGAACTGCGCGGATGCGTTGCATCGAGTAGGGCCCTGGCCGTAACTGCTGCCCAAAGTTTGCCTTCAGGCGGCCCGGCTGACACTTCGGATAGGTAGCTGTCTAGGCAGATCTTCATTAACATTACCCAATTTTAATTCTGTCCGATCATAGATGCACGTTGCGGAAACTTCGTAAACCGTCCCGGCGTATGCGAAATAATGAAAACCCAGGGACGCGGCACAGCGGAAAACTTCTTCGATTGGAGCGTCGTTTCGAGGCCTTAGAATCTCTGAGAGTACGGGCATCTAGCTAGTCCTGTTTAAAAGTTGCGCAAGGGGTCGTCCGCTGTGAAATTTAAGGTTTAGCACCACACAACCATGTGAAAAAAAATGAGAATCCGTCCTCTTAGTGTAAAAACCTATTATGGCACTCACTGGATCAACATTGCGCTCGGTTATGATGCGGATTCCTGCGAATCGATTTTTACGCGAGCATTCAACGCATCGAGCGCCCGGAGTAACTTCTTCCGCCCCCGGAAATACCTGTCGGCCGCGCCGGGCTTGCTGCCATTCTCGAACACATAGAGCGCCCGGCTAAGATCCACCTGCGCCCCTAGGGACTCGCCGGACTCTTTCAGGTGCTCATGCGCCAGGCGTATCGTGGCAACGAAGTCATTCATTGCTCTGATTTTTTTCACGCTTTTGCTCATGATTGCGCCTCCAACATTTTAATTAACTG